TACCCGGGGCCAAGGCAATCAACATTCACGGGAGCGTCTTCTCTGAGCGAGGAACCCCTGATGTTATCGGATGCATCAACGGAAGGGCGGTGGCGTTTGAGTGCAAGAGAGATGCCACGGAAGCCCCAGAAAAGATACAGACGAGGCGACTGGCTGAGTGGCTGGTAGCTGGAGCTGTTGTTGGTGGAGTTTCGGATGTATGGCAGGTCCAAATGATCCTCCAGTTGATGGGGGTGATATGAAAATGGGCGAGGGATTAACCCTCGCCCAGCTTTTTTAGTTTCCGGATGACACCATGGTATAGCCCGATGTTCGTGGCCTCGATTACTTCCATGAGTTCCTCCATTACAGGCCATATCTCTTCTATGGTTTTTCCCTCGACAGCTTGAGAAAACTCACTGTCTCCAAGGCCAGTTATAGCATCGGCTGTGGGAGGAGGAGCGAAGGAATATTTCGGCATCTCCGGGACCTCGGTCTGCTCCGAGGTTTTCATCTGGTTGAGTATCGTGTAGTACGAAGCCAATTTGACACACGTGGTAGCGTTCGGGTTTCGTTGCCCTTGACATTCGGCAATCGCTTCGAGCAGGTCTCTTTCCGTGATCAAGGGTCACACCACCTTACATACCATGCATCTTGTCAACAAACCGCTGGGCTTCCCTACGTTTTTCCTCCGGGAGCATAGGCATGATCTCACGCATCTCAGTCAGCAAATCGTCCATACCGTCTTCGGCTCTGGAGTACCTACCCATCGCATCTCTACGCCTGTTCCGGGCGTAAGAACCGCCATGGGTACCGTCACGATAGTAGTACCTGCCGTTGCTATAGCCTTCTTCACCCTCACAGTCATCGATAATCTTACAGATGTTCTTGACGGAGTGGGCGAGTTTGTCTACGACATCCAGACTACCGGGAGTCAGTTCACCCTTCTCTCCGTACTCTTCCAGTTCTTCCATGAGCATATCTTTCAGCTTGTGGATGTTATGCATCGGTTTACCCTCCTTTCCGTCAGGCTACGCGATTGATGACGAGGTTGGCGTTCTGTAATTCGATTACTGGAGCCGGGGTGACTGTAGGGTCTTCTGTCGCAGGAACGCTCCTAACCGACAGGGTGAAGCAACAACCCCGGGGTACAGTGATCAAGGCCGTAGAAGTCACATTAAAATACTCGTCAACCGCCGCAGGTGTTACAATCGCTCGGCTGGTCAGACGGGGTTCCCCGTTGACCGCCAGAGCGATCGCAATCTGCCCGGGTGTGCCACCTTCGGGAACGGCTATGTTCCCGTTGAAGGTGACCTGATACCGGGCAAAACAGTTCTGGGTGACACCCCGGAGAATAAAAATCCCTGTGCCGTCTTCATGGTACACGCACCCTTTAGTGCACGGGATAGAAGCATCGAACAGAGCAGGTTGGTTCAGAGACACCGCCTGTACTGCGTTAGCCAGATATTCTGCCATGGTACTCACCCCTTACACTGCACCGCATCCACACCCAGTGTAATTACCACCGCAGGTGAAGATAGGTGTCCGTCCGTAGACCGGGGTAGTCGGAACGGGGCAGGTGTTCAGCCTGTTGTACAGGGCATCGACTTCGTTGGAGAACCCCTGCTGAATGAAAGCGTTCTGAGCAGTCTGGGATTCACGCAGTGCCGCCATGTTAAGCTGGTTCTGGAGACCCACGTTTTCACGCTGAGCCTGAGCCAGCTGACCCTTGACTCCATCCAGCTCCAGAGCACAGAGTTTATCCAGAATGGCCTGGGTTCCACGTGTCTGGGAGTCGATAATATCACGGGTGTTCATGAGAGACTGCGTACGATCAGCGCAGTTCTCAGTAGCCACTGTGTATTTCAGGTCGGCAATGCCAGCCCGGTTTTCACAGCAACAATTCTGGAGTGCGCTCTGGACGGCAAAGGACCGCTCCATATCGGCGATCTGGTTGCCATACATCTGCTGGGTGATAGCGTTCTGCGCTCCAGCGATAGAGGCATTCACGCCAGCGAATCCACCACACAGAGCAGTCTGCACGTTACCGAACCCACTGGTGATACCCTGCTGGATCCCGTTCATCTGGGTATACAGTGTCTGGTCACGGAAACCGTTGTTGATCTGGTTGGACTGGTTCATCCACGGATAGAGGCCCTCGGCACCCCAACCGCCTCCGAAACCGCCCATACCGAAGCCGCCTCCCCAGCCGCCCAGCAGGACGAACAGGAGGATAATCCACCAACCGGAGTTTCCGTTAAACAGACCATCGTTACCACCGGAGTATCCGTTGGGAGACACGAGCATCGTGGTATTCATGCCACCACTTTCATCGGTCAAAGCCATGAGTTATACTTCCCTTCTTAGTTTATTTATACCACCGTCTATGCGCATCTTGACGGGTAGCATACTCATTTAAGCAGTTTCTGTAGTTGGTTCGCCATCTGTACCGCCTGATTGTACTGTTCCTGACTCACCCTCCCGGAGTTCAGCATCTGCTGGACCTGTTGCTGAGGATTTCCTGAGAACATCTTCTTAAACTGCTGAAATCGGTTTATTATGTTCTGGAGTCCACCCATGCCGGACGGCATCTGGGGAGTAGGTGTTCCACCGCCGAAGGAATCAAACAGTGACATCACTCGTCACCTTCTTCCTTGGTTGTTCTCTTCTGTGGCCTTCTCTGGGCTTCCGTGATACCAGAGAGCCGCTTCTCCAGTTCGTCCCTCGTTACGTACGCACTCATATCGACAGGCGGCTCCTTGGGCCTCGGAGGGCGTTTCTCGAAGGCATCGAGTTGGTACTGTCCGTTAGCGTACGCTGTCTTAACGAAGATATACTTATCGTCTTTGGTGATCATCATTTGGGGAGTACCTACCGCAACGGGGTAATTAGCCGCCGCCTGTTCATCGTCCACCTGTACGATCTCGGCCCGTATGGTAGGTGGAGTCATCATGGGTTGCTGAGCCTGTTGGGGCTGAGGCGACATCTGCTGGGGCTGGTTGTAGTACGGCATCTGGTAGGGCTGATACCCAACTGGGAAGGGGTTGTACATAGCCATGTTAGTCATCCTTTCTGTACCACACAAATTGAGGTATCTCACTGGAGCTGTCCCACGTATCAAACAGGTCCCCGTCTACGACTGTGGCCACATGTCCACCGAAGCCCAGTACGTATGTTCCTTTCGGGTGGTCCCGACAGAACTCCTTTACTGTGTAACAGTCCGGGCATGTGTCCGGTATGCTGGACCTGTAGAATCCGTGTTGTCTGAGAGTCGCTCCCCATACACTGTCAGAGGACGGCATGTCACCCATGGCGAACCCATTTGTGGCTACTATAGCGTAAGCAGTCTCCCAGTCAACATTCAGTGCCTTGGCTATAGCTCTAATCGAGCAATCGCCCACCTTCCTGCCAACTGGGTTGGGGTTCCACTCCACGAATGCCATGTTACCGCCTCCTTGTAAAGACATTCTAACACAGCAAAGCCCCTCGGCAAATGAAGCCGAGGGGCAACTTTCGTACGTATTTACTTGTGTCAGATCTTCTTCATAGTATCACCTACTTACAATGCCGGAATATCTTCTTCTCGTTGCGGTATACTATGTTTTTGGTGTGACGAACCGAGAGATCGAACTCCTCCGCTAACCGCTCGAATTTGATACCATCGAGCAACCTGCGTTTGAGTATCGCCCGGTCCCTCTCGCTGAATATCCACTCGTCAATCAGGCGGCTGATATCGGAGGTGGACATCTCCCGATAGCTCATCTACGCTTTTTACTTCCACGTGACGACTTCCGGGTCCTCGACCTCGAACTCCGCCTCGTGGTCCTCACTACCCTCTGTGCCATTGTTCACCTCATTATGGTTGCCCATAATGTTGGTCCCTGAGCCATCCTGCTCGTACGTGGTGGTAGTAAACTCGTCCTCAGCAGTATAATCATACTGCATCCACTCATAGAGCCATATGGCGTTGCTCAGAAACATCAACACAATGGTCAAGACCAGCGCGACTACTAATCGCTTGTTTACCCGATCCATTCGGTCCATTTCGCCCTCGTGTGCAAAGGCTAGTCTGGTTATCATTTCCTCGTGGGCGAAATACGGGATCGGTGTAGGGTCTCTGTCAACTTCGTGTTCCATGGTAGTACCTCCTGCATTTTTCTGGAGTATACCACACGCTGGAAAGGTATGTCAATTCGTTTCTTGACTGTCGGGAGGCTTGACTTCCGGGAGTCCAGCGAGAGCCAAGAGCCACGCCATCACGAAGCCCAGACCACCAGCAGAGAGGGCCGCAATCCAATTGACATCCCCGAGCACGAGAGCACCCGTCCCGATATAAGCCAGAGCGGACTCAGCGAAGGTCCGAATAGCCCGAATCAATGCCGCGTATGCCCATTTCTTCCAGTCGATCATAGTTAATTCTCCTTTCATCTACCAGAGAGGTAGGAGTCCATTTGCTCCTTCACCTTCTTAAGGTTTTCCTTATCGTTTCCAGAAATAAAATGCAGGAGCAAGGCGTTTAACGTATCCAACACGTGTTTCAGGTCCTCCCGTGTGTCGTCAAACTTCTGGTCTCCTTGTTCAAGGCGGCTCTCGCAATCGGTTACTCGAGTTT